GATGACGACGGCGGCGATCAGCAGCGCCAGCCGGACCTCCGGCAACAGCAGCGCGAGCGGGCTCCTGCGGCGCGCCAGCCTGGCCGGCAGCCTGACCAGCGCCAACAGCAGCAGCCGCCCGCGCGCCGCTCGGTGAGCGAGGAAATCGACAGCATCCGCGAAGCGGTTGGGGCGTCTCGATCGCTCTCGGACGCCGGCGGGGTGCCGGGCGGGGCGCTGGACATGCAGCGGCTGATTGAGATGGAAGACGACGAGTTTGAGGAAACTCTCTCGGCTCTGAGCGGCAACAAGCTCGCCCGCATCATGGGCAAATGACGCGCTGGTACGATCCGATTAGCGAGGTCTGGCTCGATATGCCCGAACCGGCGCCGCCTGGCCGGATCGAGCCGCACCGCCCCGCCGGCATATCGGCGGAGCACGCGCGAATTTGGGAAGCGGTCGAGGCGAGCGCGGCCGCGTCCTGCATCATCGGCTCGCATCAGCAGGAGCATCAGAATGAGTCCGGACCAGATCGCAATCATCTGCCATGAAGCCAACCGCGCCTATTGCGAGGCGATGGGGGACACCTCACAGGCGCCGTGGCATCAGGCGCCGAAATGGCAGCAGGATTCTGCCATCAACGGGGTCGAGTTCCACCTCGCCAATCCCGGCGCCACGCCGGAAAACAGTCACGAAAACTGGATGAGGGAAAAGGCCGCGGCGGGCAGGAAATATGGTCCGGTGAAGGACGCGGACAAACTCGAGCATCCCTGTTTCCGTCCCTACGGCGAGTTGCCGATCGAGCAGCGGGCCAAGGATCACATTTTCCGCGCGCTGGTGCATGCCTGCCGCGACCTTTGACGTCCGCGCCGGCGGCATCCGGCATTAAAATGTCGAAACGGAGCATAGAAATGATCAAGCCCACCATCGGCCGTGTCATGTGGTATTGGCCGGAGAAGTCCAAGCGCGGAGATCAGCCGCTCTGCGCGCTCGTCTGCTACGTGCACGACGACAACATGGTGAACCTGGCTGCCTTCAATCCGGACGGCAGCAACGGGAGCACGTTGCGCGTGCCGATTGTGCAGGACGGCAGCCCGTACACGGCCGGCGATTCGCCCTATGCGGAGTGGATGCCCTACCAGAAGGGGCAGGCGGCCAAGACGGAAGCTCTCGAGGCGGCCGCTCAGAAGTCGTAACGACCGCGCCGGCCGGAAGCCGGCTTTGCCTTAGTGGAGAGAACCATGGCAAAGGACGATGAAGCGTCGATTGAGAAGGAAATTCAGGCCAAGGGGCTGAACGCCCCGCGGCTGACACCGGACCACATCGACGCGACGATCGCCGGTGAGGAATACTGGATCGTTCCCGGCACCACCATGACGGTTTGCGCCCTCAAGCTGCGGAACGGCTATGTCGTGACGGGCGAATCGGCGGCCGTCTCGGCGGAGAATTTCGACCAGGAGATCGGCAGGACCATCGCCCGGAAGAATGCGCGCGAGCGGATTTGGTCGCTTGAGGGCTACCTCTTGCGGCAAAGCCTTTACGCGGGAACTGCTCGGTAATCATCCGGAAGTGCGAATCGGGGCATGCATCGCTAGATTTGCGGGCATGCCCTATTTCATTGCCACCATGATCGCGATCGCCATCGGATGCGGCATCCTCATTGCGACGGAGCCGCCAGATGAGGCGTCGCCGCTTGACCGGACCGCAATATCCGGTGTATGGACGAAATAGAGGTTCACAGCGGCCCTAATCCGGACCCCGCGCCAGCCTCGGATCAGTTGGGGGTTATCGGCATAAAACCCCTCCGCGAGCTCTCCGCGTAAAAGAGCGAAGCCTGCCTCGGGCGGTAAATCGAAGCATCCTCCGAAAATTTGACCTCGGCTGCGGCCGTCTCTCAAATCAGGGTGCGCAATGTCCACCACGTCTTATCCCCAAAATGACGCGCTTGCTGTCAAGCTTTGGGCTCGCGTCCTCGAGGTCGAGGCGCTCAAATACACCGCCATCCGGCCGCTGATTGGCTCGGACGAGAATTCCGTCATTCACCTGCAGACGGCCCTCTCCAAGGGCCCGGGCGATCAGATCACCTACGGGATCGTGATGCAGCTCGCGCAGGCCGGTTTCACCGAGAACCAGCTCGCGGAAGGCAACGGCGAATCGCTCACGACCTATTCCGATGCGCTCGTGATCAACGAGCTCATGGGTGTGGTCGGCGTGAAGTCCCGCCGGACCATCGACCAGCAGCGCATCCCGTGGGATCTGCGCGACACGGCCAAGGGCCGGCTGCGCGACTGGTACGCCAAGCGCTACTCGGTCGAGTTCTTCAACCAGGTGTGCGGCTACACCCCGCAGACCGATCTCCGCTATACCGGCCTCAACGCGGTGGTGGCGGCCTCGGCCACGCGCATCATCCGCCAGTCGGGCCGCGCGTCGGATGATCTCCTGACCAACGCGGACACCTTCACGCTCGGCCTCCTGGACGCCGCGAAGGAACTCGCGATCACCGCGACGCCGCCGCTGCGGCCGATCTCCTTCCGCGGCCAGTCACTGCGCGAGGGCGGGCGGAGCGATTTCAACAACACGCTCGAGGATATGTTCTGCGCATATCTTCACCCGTACCAGATCACGGCGATGCGCCGGAACACGTCGACCGGCCAGTGGCAGGACATCCAAAAGATGGCCTACATGGGTCGCCGCGAGAACGGCAATCCGATCTTCTCGGGTGCCATCGGCATCTATAACGGCATCATCCTGCGTTCCGCCTTCGACGTGACGCAGGGCGTAAATGCCGACGGTGTCACGCCGGTGACGACCGCGCGCCGTGCGGTGTTGCTCGGCGCTCAGGCGGCCATGATGGGCTTCGGCCAGGACAATGGCCCCACCAAGATCACGTGGAACGAGGAGCTTTTTGATCACAAGCGCCGGCTTGAGATCTCGGCTCTCACGATCCACGGCATGAAGAAAACCACCTACAATTCGACCGACTACGGCACGGTGGTGATCTCCACCTATGCCGCGGCGTCGACGTACTGAGGAGGGGTCTGAACCATGCCCACCGGCACCATCGGCACCAATGCCCGGCAAGATCCCCGGCAAGTCGTCAACACGCTCAAGAAAACCGTCAACTGGAACGACGCCGCCTCCGGCACTGCCGTTCCGTTCGACAACCCGCTGCCGCGCGGCGCCTTCATCACGCGCGTGCTGATCGAGGTTGTTACCGCCTTCAACGGCACCACCCCCTCGGTGGTCGCCGGCACGGTCGGCGCGGCCTACAACAACATTGTGGGCGCTGCTGACGTGAATGAGGGCGCGGCGGGCGTGTACGAGGCTACGCGCGGGCTCGGTCGGGCGCTCGCGGCGAACGGCGACGTTCTGCCCTATGTCATCTACTCGAACGGCGGCGGCGGCCCCTCGGCGGGTCAGGCCATCATCGTGATCGAGTACGAGGGCGGCTGGCAGAGCTGATCTGGCGGGCGGGCGCGGGCCCGCTCTCCACCCATAGGGATCAACCGGAGACCATTTCGATGTTCCGCAAGCTTCTCACTTCCGCCGTCGCTCTGGTGTTCGCCGCTGGGCTGTCCTATGCGGCGGTGTTCACCTCGTCGGTCGATCGCCTGATCGCCAACAACGCCTCGGCGCCGGCCGTTTCATCCTGTGGCACTGGCGCGATCGCGACCGGGTCGAGCGACATGGCCGGCGAGGTCACTGCAACCGGCGCAACCGGCTGCACCTTGACGTTCGGCACCGCCTTTGCGTCGACTCCATCGTGCGTGACGCTGAACGAGACGGCCCCCAGCCGGGCCTATACGGTCGCAGTTACCACAACCGCGATCACCCTGGCGTCGCTCACGGCCGGCGACAAGGTTTCGTGGATCTGTATGGCAAAGGCCGGCGGTTAAACCTCCCGGCGGGATGCCTCCCGTTGGACCTTGGCGGTGGTGGGAAACCACCTCCGCCTTTTCTTGATCGGAGCGGCGAGCATGTTCAAGCGATTTTTCTCGACGGTTGCGGCGCTGATCGCGGCCACAATGGTGGCCTACGCGGTAACGGTCACCGGCCAGTTTACCCAGACCGAAAACCAGGTGGTGCGCGGCGCCTACTTCCGCATGTCGACCGCGGGATCGATTACGGCGACGGCGAGCGGCACGCAATCGACGTCGGTTCTGCTGGATGCGGGCTACAACGTCGTGACGACGGTGGCGACGAACAACGACAGCGTGAAGCTTCCGGCCTGCAACATCGGCGGCCCGATCGGCGCGGCCGGCCTCGGCAAC